GGTGGATCACTGGTTAAAAAGTAACACTTCAATTTAGCTTAGTATTCTTAATAGCTTTGTAGACTTCCTCTACGGTACCTTCTGTTTTCTTTATTGGCTCAGTGATGTGTTTTTCGGACGTGGGCATACCACAGTACTCTTCTATTTTAGATTCTATATCCTCAACTAGATCAGTCCCGTACCTAATAAGGTTTGCAAGATCGTGGGTGTAACCAAAATCAGGTAGCGCATCATCCATAAATTCTACAAAGTCTTCTGCATCTAATTTACTAACCTCAAGAGTTGGGGACAAGGACGCATCTTTGTCTAGCATTAAAGAAAAAGAAAGGACGTTGATGAAGCGTCCTTCTTTTTTTGTGTCATCTTTATCAGACATCTACTAACTCACAAACGTCGCCTACGCAACTAAACTCTTGGGTTCCCTTTGTAGTGTCTTCTTTCTCGTACTCTTGCAGTTTATAGAAATCAATTTCTTTTGGCATACTTGCTAGAAGGTCATGGTACGTAGCCTCGTCCACTTCTTCATAAGGCGCTTGAGTATAGACCGCATCACTGTGCGGGAAAAAAGAAACGCCAGACATGAAATCAAAGTTTTTGTAAACCCATGCCGCAACTTCCAGCCATTCATGTTCACGAACTGTAATCGTGATGCTAGGCTTGTGTTCGCACCAATGCTTTTGGTACGTGAGCCAAAGTTCAAGATGTTGAATAGGTGAGATATCATCGTTAATTAACGCTCCTTCTGGTGCTTCGATTGGAAAAGAAAACACAGCCGTGCTTTTACTTTCGACATCCCCAACAGCATCCTCACAAGGAATTCCTGAGTCCATGAGGAATTGTGTCAATGGGTCTTTCTTGTCCCCACGGACGCGCCTGATGTAGTGTTTGCTGTGTCGGGGGTGGATACCACTGGCAGCGTCTACAAGCTGGCTGACGGTCCCTGATGGCTTTACACAGGTAATGGCTGTACTCTGTTGGATGCCCAATGAATCGGCCCACACTTCATTTGTATCAACAGCAACCTTTCTTAGGCGCTGCAACATACTATCAAGGTCACCCTCGCCACCATTCGTTAGCTCGTTATCCATGATGCCTGTCATGCTAACACCCAGTAGTCGCTCTTCTTCTGTGGTGGCTGACCAGATTTTTCTGAGGTATTTAAAGTCAGTTAGAGTAGCTTGGTATGTTCCAAGGATGGTGGCAAGCTTCACTTTCTTTTTAATAGTTTCCTCAGTGTCATCCTTTTTAACCACCACCTCTGTAAGATTACAGAACTGATTGGGTCGTAGGATAATCTCACAGCAGGGGTTTGTGCCAAACTCATGCTCTGGGTTACGCCTACCATTCACAGCAACCTGTTTCTTGGCAGCAGCACGACTGAACATACCCCTCTCACCTGACCGGCTTTCGTACAGTGAGTGCCACTCCTTCATAAACACATTCATGTCAGGCAAAGACTTATACACAGCAGAGTTGTTAGCGTAAGACCGATGGCTGTGGTTGTTCCACCAGTCACCAGACTTGGATGCTCGCAACAGATCATCGCTAAGGTTGCTGAGAGAGATAAGGGCTGAACGGCGCACACCGCCTACAACTACTACTTGTGCCGTCTTACAAACAAGATCGTGACACTCTAAGCTACTTAATCGCCGTCCAGCCGCTTTAGTAAACATGTTAACTGCAAATCGGAACAGATCATTCAATGGCTCTGGGCCAGAGGCTCGTCCCCCAAAGGTCTTTAGTCGTGCGCCAGCAGGGCGTACAAGAGACATGTCCCACGTTGGGATTTGCCCAGAGTATAGCAAGGAGATCAATTCCTTAAATGCCCTTGCCCAACCAGACTTACTGTCCTTGACCTTGACTACTATTGTGCTGTCCTCGAAGTGTTCCGCCACATCTGGAAGCTTAGTGATGCACTCACGCTCAACAGAGAAGCCTACCCCCGTACCATTCATAAGGATGTACAACACCTCATCGAATGCTCTTGGGCTGTCAATAGGAACATAAGCACAGTTGTATGCAGCTACATTGCAACGCTCTACAGCAGTACCCGCCGTCATCAACAGCCGCATGGATGGCATGATGTCCAGATTAAGTACTGCGGTCTGCAACTCAGTGCGGGTTGCGACATCAAGGTCAACGTTGTTCTTTTCTTTCAACCGACTGACCATGTAATCAAAGTACCGGGTCACGGTTTCATCCCAAGTCTCTCTGCGTTGTTCTTCATCAACCCAACGAGAGTAACGAGAGGTGTGAATATATTTTTGGTATGGTGTCGGTAGTACAGTCATATTACTTTCGTCCATTAATTATACTCCACTTAAATCTGGTTCTTTGTAATTAGAAGACTTCAGCACTTTGCCGTCCTCCCTGTAAATTGGTTTGCCGTCATCCCCAAGCTTTGACATGTTGGACTCATGCACCCTATCAAAGATGGCGTCCATGTCCCAGCCGTAATCAACGAACAGCCCAGTCAAAACATATAACAGGTCAGCCGCTTCTTTCTTCATGTTAAAAGGCATAGGCTCATCAGAGGAGTATGAAAAAACTAAGGACAATGGAATTGATTCCATCAACTCTTTGTACTCTTCTTCAATTAATTTTACACGCCTGTGTATGGATGGTGTTTGACCAAAGGCTTCTTGAAATTCCTTGACTGACTCATAGAACTTGTTCACAGCCCAACGCCCTTTTCAAACTCTAGGTCACGGTCGTACTCTTCTCGCTTCTTTCGCAAGTAGTTCAAGTACCACAGAGCCTTATCTAAATCTTCCAAGGGCTTTCCCTTATGCTCATAGCGAGCTAGGTACTTACTTACGTTGCCCCCAAGGTAGCCTAAAAACTTTGTCTGTGACATTGACTCTTCTATCAATTCAATTGTTTCGCGGCCCCCAACATTATAGTGGGGTGGGCTGTTCACACTGTCACCTGTCATCGTTTTCTCCGCGCAACCATTCGTCATCGATAACTCTGTTACTGAACTTGAACCCGTACTTGTTACACCAGTCCCCGTAGCTTGTCTTAGAACGTTTGTTAATCTTAGTGTTGACATTCATAAAGACAAAACGGATATCGATACTAGGGTGCTGCTTACGAAATGTCAAATGCTTTGTTCTGTCTTCAGAAGTAAAGAACCCTTTAGTTTCTATGTAGAAATTATATTCCGGTATGTAGAAGTCCGGCGTGTAAGTTGTGGTGTTTGGTACAAACTCGTAGGAGTCAGGCTCGTAGTCAAAGCTAAGGCCCCGCTTAATAAGGTCACTTGCAAACCCAACCTCAAAGTTACTTCTATACCTTGTGCCCATTGCGTTTCGTGTCGTGCGTTTACGTCTTGACACGGAAGGGCCTGTATCTGGATTGAAGAAGTTGAATACCTTCTAAAAGAAACTCTTTAGTTTTTGGGCACTCGGTATTCATTGGACTGTTAGATTCGCTTGATAAAAAGTTCTGCTCAATGAACACACAGGCACCATACTTTAACACTCCAATTATTTTGTCTAGATCAGTTTGTATTTTTTTACAGTTTGATTTGTAATTATCGTCATTCCAGTATGCCTCTATGGACATAGCAGGAACCCGCTTTATTGTTATTGGCAAGCAACGGTCATTGCTACGCTTCCAGCTTTCTCCTCCTTCACGCTTTTCATTTTCAGCGTACACAAAAAAGCACTCTTCGTTAAAACTAACATCAGAATTAAAAACTCTATTGACTACTAATACTGGCACTAGAGTTCTTCCGTTACGTACTTGGAGTACCAGACCATAGGTGGGTTAGCTCTACCAGAAGCAACCTTGTACTTCAGTTGGGCTTTGGGCCAGCAGTGTTCTTTGAAGTCACAGAACGAACAGGTGGTGCCTAGTACTCGGTTACCTGTCTTTTGTTTCCTGTACATTTCTGGTTCATCATCAAGCTTCTGCACTTTGATTGTGGGGTCTTGTAGTACTGTCATGTTGTAGGCAGCCTTAGCCAGCGCAGCCTTGCTCTCTTCGTCCTGTATGGACGGGGCATTGCATACAAGCACCTCACCGGAGGACTTGTTCATAACAATCCAACCCCCGAAAGGTTTGTCTACAGCAGCAGCGTACAAGTACCCTTGCAGGACGTACCCGAACGGATCACTATCTTTAACTTTATTGTAGTTTGAAAACTTATTCATGTAGGCGTATGGACTTGAAGTCTTAATGTCCCATACCTTGCCATCGATAATTACATCAAGGGTGCCATTTACTTTAATGCCAGCAACTGTAAGAGATACCTTTTCTTGGTACGCCTCTACGTTTATGCCAGCCTCTTTCATCTCAATGTACATCAATGTCTCAAGCAAGTCCCCGAACAGGAACCGATTGACAGAGTTGTAGTCCATCTTCTTCTTAACCGCAGTGCCGTCCCGCTCAAGCTGTTGTTGGCATAGTGGTTTGCCCAAGCCTGACATACGGGGTCGCCACTTTTGGGTGGCCTTCTCATTAGAGAATTGGCGAGCGAGTGAGAGTGACGCCCCCTCACCAAAAAAAGCGATAGTCTCAGGAGAGAGTTTCCTCTCCCCCGAAACCACACCTTGCAAATAAATCTGCAAATACTCTTTAATGAGGTTAGTCATTAGAGTCGAGAGCCTCTACAATTTCTGCGTCAGCAAATTCGCCACGGGCGTCCTTATATTCTGACTCAATGTAAGCATTGTGAGAGTTAACCGACTCAACGAACTTCTCAAGAATAGGCACATCAGCCGCAGGATCAAACTCAACGTAATCCTTAACGTCGATCTTTGACTTGTAGTAGATGTTGCCCCCGTACTTCTGTCGCAGGGTAGAAAGCTTTGCTCTAGTGTTAAACATCAGCTTACCCTGCTTCTCTAGGGTCTTGATCCAATCCGCAACAGGCATGAAGTTACTGCCTCGTGCGTACCAGACAACTGGTGTAGCTGCGATCTCATCAGTCTCAGCAGTACCGTAAATAACTTGGGCACATTTGACGTTAGCTTGAAGAGTCCTCTCTGGATCGTCAGGGTCTAGCAGTGCCAGTTCCTTTTTACCCAGCTTACCACAGCGAATGCCACCCGAGTTATCAAAGAACTCGTCGCCAAACGAAGCTGCTTGGATTGTCATGCTCCCATACGTCTGCTCTGCATTGTCCCAGACGGTGTACATATACCGCCGCAGGAAAGGTCGGAACGTCAGTTCCTTTGTGTGCTGCCAGTCCCCTGAACTATCCTTAAACTTCCACTGACCCCTAGGAAGGGTGTTGCCTTCTTCGTCCTCAGTGTTGTGTTCAATAGAAAGCTTAGGCAGGAAGTCAACACTCTTTGTTGAACCCGAACCGGGGTCCGACTGTCCCAGCATTGCCATGATAGCAGAGGTGTCTGCCTTATCAGCCGTTACAAGATCAGTCAACGATGGGGTTGCCACTACAGCTAGATTACTCATATATTAAGTCCTTTCATAGGTTCCAACTTCTGTAAGGTCGGACCAATTGCTTCCAATCTTTAACTCTATACCAACAGGTATATTGTAGTCAACCCCAAATCTCAAAGAACACTCGTCCTTGAGACTTAGCATCGCTTCTTTCATTAGCCTAATACTAATCTCCTCTTCATCAGGGTGAACGTCCATCACTATACTATCGTGTACTGTATTACAGATCAAGCTTTTTAATCCGTTCTTTTTTATTTTTTTACTAAGAACTACTAATGCAACCGGCAACAGATCGGCTGTAGCAAATCCTTGAACAGGATAATTTTTTATTTGTGTAGAGTTAGAGTATCCACCATTGGGATACTTCCTAACGTTAGGGAACATGTACTCACGGCTAGACGGTAGGGTTATCTTTTTCCTGACCAGTGCCTCGTTGCATAGCCTTTGCTGCCACGCTGCAACACCAGAGTACTTCTGAAGAAAGGCGGTGTAGTAACGGCGTTCTGCCTCGGTCCCTGTTGTGCCACCGTATAGGGGCTTAAATGTGTGGGCCTTTGCGTCTTGCCGGGATACACCGATCACTTCTGCTGTGTACGAATGTACATCAACATTGTTGTTAACGTCTTCGATTGCCTGTTCGTCTTGAGATAGGAAGGCAGCCACCCGAAACTCTAGCT